CTCTCCAATGATGACTTTTCATATCACTGCATTAGACTATGATAGACCTAGAATGCAAGAACCAAACTTTGTAGACAAGAAAACATTTAGACAACGTGCATGGGACGAGTCTTCTCAGACATTTGAAAAAACACAAGGTACTGCGTTCACTGTAGAACGTTTGATGCCTGTGCCGTATTTACTAAAAATACAATTAGATATATGGACTACTAATACCACACAGAAATTACAAATACTGGAACAAATATTAACATTGTTTAATCCATCATTGGAAATACAGAGCACGGACAACTATATTGATTGGACATCATTGTCAGTGCTTGAACTCACTTCAAATCAATGGTCATCAAGATCTATACCACAAGGCACAGAATCTGCTATTGATATATCATCGTTGACTTTTGACATTCCAATTTTTATATCACCTCCGGCCAAAGTCACAAAGATGGGAGTGATACACAAAGTTATATCATCAGCATTTGATGCCAATGGTGATGCACAAGCGGCATTGACCAATGATGATTTATTACTAGGCACTAGACAAAAGATTACACCATTTGGTTATCAAACAATTTTAATTGGTAATCAACTACAGATTATTTCAGACTCAGCAGTTGATCCTGCACAGGGCACATTAGACGCATCAGTGTCACAGGCATCAAATATACTATGGAAGGACTTAGTGAACGTGTACGGCGCTCTCCGCCCTGGTATATCGCAAATTAAACTGGTGATCCCAGGTACTTCATCTGAAGTATCAGGTACTGTGGCATACCATCCTACAGATGATAGGTTTTTATTGTTTACTGTAGATGCTGATTCAGTGCCAACTAATACATTAACCGCAGTGACCAAAGTAATTGATCCCACAGTGTCTGGACCAGGAGCAGGATTGTCGGCTGCCGCATCAGGACAAAGATACTTGTTGTTAGATGCCATTGGTAGTGCCACAAACACAGATGCCGCAGATGCATGGGGATCGTTAGTAGCAAGTGCAAACGATATCATTGAGTACAACGGATCAGCATGGACTGTATCTACAGATGCTTCAGCAACTTCTGATCAACAATTTGTCACTAACTCAACAACTAGCATACAATACAAGTGGAACGGAACAACTTGGACCAAGAGTTATCAAGGTCTATTTACAGGTGGAGAATGGAGTCTCGTCATATAAATGCTGTAGGCATTTGGTTATACAGCAAATCAACCAAAAGATATCTTTATCTATTAAGGAATGATCCTAAGCACCCAGGAGCATGGGGATTAGCCGGTGGTAAATCTGAACGTGGAGAATCGTTGTCCGATACCATACGTAGAGAATGCACTGAAGAATTAGGCACATATCCTGATGTACAGAAACTCATACCCATTGAACATTTTACGTCAGCAGACAATAAGTTTATATATCATACATTTTTTGGTGTGTTAAAGGAAGAATTCATGCCTGTGTTAAACAACGAGCATTTGGGATTTGCCTGGATTGATTCTGGACATATACCAAGACCTTTACATCCAGGCCTGTGGTCCACTATTAACATTAATGAAATACAATCTAAGATTAAGCAGATTGAAAAATCAATTAATTAAACTTTATAATTCTCACATAGTTCGCAATCGCATTTTTCACAACCACATGTGTTGCAAGAATTATTAGGCCAGCGAACACCTTCTAGTTCAGAACAATGTGATTTACAATCACACTTTTTACATTTTGTATCCATTAAAAACTCCAGTTAAAATAAATTATAATAACGTTGACCTTGTTCGAAATATCTAAAACCCACGTTGTGTACATTGAAATACCATAAGTAAATTGACACCAATAGCAGGTGTATCAATGCAATATTTATTAAAGTTATTGCTAATTCAGATCTATCAAATTCTGAACGATGTAAATAAATCCATATCGTCATTGCACACACTATAATATGTATAGCAATAAAAATCATACTAATATTTATTTAAATATCAACACCTTTTTGTGTGGGTTGAAGTTGCTGATTTTCTTTAAATGCTTCTTCTCTAGTCTTGCAACTAAAACCTTTGAGTTCTTTTATTTGATTGCCATAATATTCTACCAATGATTGTTCCATGTACTTCTTGGCACTTTCATTGTTTAAAAATACTTCACAATCTGCGTGTGATTGAAACCCTTGTTTGTGTTGCACATATGTTGAATTTCCAGACATTGCCACTATTAGAGCAGTGATATAAATTAATTGCATTGTTAAACTCCCTGAAAAGGACTATAGGTAAAGTCTAGACTCTCATTGGTTTCTCTCAATGAATCTTCTGTGAAGCATCCAATTTCTCTGGCTTCAACTAATTGATCACCTATGTGGTTTTTTAATGATTCGTATATTTGTGGTAGATTATCTCTATTGCTAATTACACGTTGACATGCACCCATGTACTGGAATTCATGGCTATGGGAAATATAACCTGTTGATTTTGATCCATCTGCTAGTAACACAGTTACCAAAATTGCCATATAATACGATAGTTGCATTAATATATTTATTAGGTTAGTGTAAATCTATTTACGGGTCTTTAACTTTTCAATGGCTTCTTTGTTTTGTTTGATGTTATCTGCGTTTTGGCCAATCTTTGCGTTTTGATGTTTGTCTATTAAATTTTGCAATCGTCGACCTTGTTCTGCTTCTGAATCTAAATGTAAATTAGTGTTGACAATCTTCTGTATTTTGTGAAACTTCAATCTATCATTGGATACAAATTCCCATACATATCCTTTGTCAGAATACACACCAAACACGGTTTCACGTAATCCTATTTTCACAATGATTGCATCGCCGCCATCTAAGATGATATGATCACCTTCATTAAATGCTGAATTCATTTTAAACTTTAACCCAGACATCAAGTTAGTGGCAAAATCTTTGAACCAAAATACTGCGGATAAAGATATAATTATTGCTATCCAAGGTGCCAATAATGATGTTAAGTCTAGTCCTAGTTGATCAAACATTTCCATGTATTACTCCTTATTGTACATCACAATAACTAATCCATTCTTGATAAGTCATTTGATTAAAATTAGGTTGTTCTTTCCATTCGACGGGCACTTTTTTAATATTAGATACATGATAAAAATCTATACCAAGATAGGCCTGCATTAATTCTGTTATACTACTATTTAGTTTATGACTGATTGATACTGATGTCTTACGTGGATCATCTTGTGGTATGTATATGTTGTTGTTATATGTTGTTTCCACTTGTCCATCCAACCCCAACCAAAATATTTCTTTGTGTCCATCAAAACATGCCAACCATGTGGCCAACACTGCTGTGAGTCCTTTCATGGATTGTGGAATTAAGAAAAATTCTTCTGGATTTTCAATACAGTTTCTAGCAGTGGTCATTATTGTGCATTTTTCTGTGTATCTAGATTCAATGCACTCTTGACATTTATCAGGATCCATAGTGATAAAAAAATCTAACTGCATTTCTTTGTGCAATGATCCAGTACCGTATGTTTGTAATTTTTTAGAGCCTAGTAATCCGCCTCTGTGACGTTCTAACTTTGTGACATCATATACCAGTCTAGATTCTCCAGATGCTATGATGGCCGCTCTGCCAGATATGTGTTGGTTAGTGATGGGATTATCTACCCATTCTTTTTCAACAACTTTCTTGCCTTTGTCGTATTTGGTATTAAGTATTACATACTCACCATCGTAGTCTTTACGATAGATTTCTTGTATTCTGGACATTAGTAACGACCAATAATTACTTCAATTGATCCTTCGCCGTTACCAGTAAATTCTTGTAATGATTTTCCAATCACTGCACCTGGCACATACTCATTGTCACCAAGTCCTGTGGCACATCCTGCTACATTAGATGATATAATCATATCACCTCTTTTGACTTTGCCTACCACTCTCACTGGAACTCTACCTGTGAATGCCACATACTGCCCTTTGATTTTGTCATTCATTTTGTATGCTGGATTAGTAGATATCACTCCAATCTGTGTTGGATCATTCAGTAACTGAGTTTGTGTGATTTCTTTTTTGCCACCAATGGCTACTACAGTACCTGCTGGATACTTTTTATCTGCTACATATTTCTCTGCCAAGTCAGCATATTGAGCCGATGTAGATTTAGCATGAACAGTGTTGAATCCTGTGTCACTGGTGCCAACATTACCAACGCCATCTGCTTGTCCATTTAACAGATCTTGTCTTAATGTATAACCTGGAATGGCAATGCCGCCTGCTGTGGAACCATCATGTATTCTGATTTCATCTTTATCTGTGTCAATAGTAACTTCGCCTACTGCACCTGTAAAAGATGAATGTTGTGAGGTTGTACCTCTTCTGAGTTGTATCTGTTTTGCCATTGTATGTTCCTATTACTATTTATCTTTAGGCTGATATAATTGCCAAGTCCTGTAATCTTCTCCAATTAGTGCCATCTGAAAATGCCAGTGTGGCTCCACCTGTTTCGTTGGATACAAATATTATCTGTGATGTTGATGCAGATGCTGTGGGCACTGCCGCTACTGTATATGAAGGTAATGTTAATTCAGATGCATTAATTTCATCGCCGCTTAATCCACCTAAATCTATATCTGCTGAACTTGATGCTGTGATTAATCCTAAATCTTCTTTAACTGTAGCCGAGGCTGTAATTAAAGCAAAGTTATTGTCATCCGTGCCTGCAAATTCTGAAGCACTTGCGGCACTACCGGCAGTACCACCTGAAATTTTAAATGTTTTAGTCACGTTGTCAAATGTGAATCCACGTGATCTTCTAGTATATGATCCTGCGTCAAATGCCATTAGTTTGCTATCTCCATTGTTTTGACCACTGCCATCCATTTGATGGTCTTTGATGCAACTCCTGTGCATACCACATTTAAGGCATTATCGGCATCGTCTGCTGTGACATCTACTTGCCAATCAGTATCATCTTGTGCAACCACCACTTCGTACACGTCACCAACGTCTGCTACTGTACCTGAAAAGTTATCTGCTACACCTTTAACTTGCCAGCCTGCTGATTCTCCTGTGGCATCTGTTCTACGTGCTACAATATCCACAGTGTAAAAAACTGTGGTGTCTGTGGGGATTGACACCCTGGAATCTGCAGTTCCGCCTACAAATATTTCTGTGGCAGTAGCATTAGTTGTTGTACCATGCAACACATATCTTTTATTGACATAACCTGTATCACCATGGATGAATTGATTGTCTGCATCTGCGAGATCAATATCTCCGTAGAACTTATAGTCTTCGCCTTGACGTGTTTGCACTTTAGTCATGTCATTAGCAGTGAAACCTGTGTCCACTGATGTTTGTTCAGAATTTTGTGTGGTGTTCACTGAAACATTAGATAATTGACTGCTGTTTCTTGGAATAACATCCAGGTCCACTGTGACTGTGCCATATATAGTTCCTAATGTTTTGAATGCAAAAATAAATCCTGCTGTGGTTGTTTCTTTGGTCCATAGTTGTGGATCTATGTATCTACTGCCGTTGTATTCTTCTCTGTAAGAATAGGACCAACTTAAGTCTGGTAATGGATCTCCAGATCTCAATGCGGCATCAAAAAACACAGTGTGAGTTTCGCCGGCGTTTTGTGCCATGATACGTCCAACAACTTGATAATTTTGTGAATTACCATCTGGAGTGATTGTGACCACTTTTTGGTATTCGTTAGCACTGAAGTAACTACCTGATGATGCACCAGTGTACATCTGATTGAACTTCATCATGTTTGATGTAGTATAACGTTGTTCTCTGTTCTTCAGAAGATCAGCCTGCATGGTGCCTGCTGTTGTTACATTACCGCCAGTGATATTACCAGTGGCTGTTAATGCATCTGTGCTTTTGTTGTATGTGAGTCCTGCATCTCCACCTAACTCAGATCCACCATCATTAAACTGTACTTGTGTGTCTGATCCACCCACTGCCGCTGATGCTTGTTCTTCAAATGTCAGTGCAGTTGTGCCTATGGTGATTGGATTGTCTGTGGTCAGTTTCCATGTTTGGTCAGCATAAGTTGAGCCTGACTCAATGTATGTGATCATGCCTGCTGTGATATCACCTGTGTCATCACCATCTCTGGTGCGTACCCAGGTACCATTGGAACCTGACCCTACAACAGAAACTTTGTACAGTCCATTTTCAGATCCTGTGGATTGTGCTGTGACTAGTATTCTATCACCAATGGCCAAAGAAGCACCGTCTAGTGTGGCTGGTGCTGATCCTGATAACGTGACGTTGGATGCTGAAAGCAATCTAACACTTTGTTTATAGTCCGAGTCTGCAAATTGATGTGCTCTGGGCCTAGTTAAGGGCATGATTTACCCCTTAGGCTGTGTTACCAAGTGTGGCTGATCCAAATTCAAATACTCTGATAGTTGAGCCTTTCATTGGTGTAATTGTTCCTGATGCCACTAAAGCCTGTATGTTCAAGTTTGTTGCTCCAGATACTGTGATCATTCCTTGAATTAGACCATGATGCACTTCATTTGAGTTTGATGATACTGCTGTAGAACTAGTGTTTGTTATACCTCGTGTTGCTGTATATGCCCCACTTGAATCCATAAAAGCCGCTTGTAAATGAATTTGATCTAATTGTGTACCTGAGTCTGTAAGTTGTATTGACACTGCTCCTGTACTTGAATTTTCAAATACTAGATGTGCTCTAAATTCATATTGCTTTCCTGTTTCCAATGATATGGCTGAAGGAAAAAAGTTAGTCATTGAACTTGAAATTGTAGAGGCATTGGCTGTTAAAGATACCACATGAGGTATATATGCTGTAGATTGTGATGTGCTACCAATTATAACATTTCCACCTGTGATATTGCCTGTGGCTACAACTTGCCCTGCAGTAACTAAATTACCGCCTGTGATATTACCTGTGGCTGTAATTGTTGATGATGCCGCAATGGTTGTTGCACCTGATATAGCACCTGATGAAATTGTTGCCGCACCGTCTGTGAATGAACCACCAGTGACTGCACCTGAGGCTGTGATTGCCACTGCACCTGTTACTGTACCATCTGACGATATCAATGCACCGTCTGTGATAGAACCTGCAGTAACCAAATACCGCCAGTTACATTGCCAGTTGCAGAAACTAATCCTGCTGTGATTACGTTACCACCTGTGATGTTACCTGTTGCTGTGGCTACACCTGCTGTGATTACGTTACCACCTGTGATATTACCTGTGGCTACAACTTGTGCACCAGTGTTTAAGTTACCACCAACTACATTACCTGCTACAGTTATTGCAGGTGTTGTCATACTTGCTGTGCTAATTGTTGTGGCGTTGGCCGCATCTGATGTGGCAGAAAAAAGTTGTATAGTGCCTGATGCATTTACTTTGACTTGTGATGTACCATTGGCAAGAACAGAACCTGATGTTGTGGAATTCCCATTTAATATAGCATTTGTGGAATCGTCTGTTCTAAAAATTTCTAATGTGTTTGATACTTCTCTCAATATCAATGAGCCTACATGCAATACATTACCATGTACTTCTGAGAATCTGACTGTGTCTGACCCTAATTTAGTTGTGACGTTTGCTGTAGGTACAATGTCACCTGAAACTGTGGAACTTAATGTTAGTACACCCTGTGCGTCTATAGGTCCTGCTAATTCTATTGATCCTGTGCCTGCTGGATCAATTTTAACATTACCGTTTGAATTTGTGGATGCTATTGTGTTTGATGCTACTTGAAGGTTCGTTCCAACTGGACCGGCGGCGTAAATCTCATCATGATTATCATTGAGTTTATCAAATGCCGTTCTTAGTGGATCTCCAGTATTATCGTTGGCTGTAGTGCCAATATTAACTGATTGTTTTGCCATGGTTTGATTCCTATATCCTTTATGCTATACAATATATTTATCATAAAAGGAAATTTGGTCAAGAAAAAACCCGACCAAAGCCGGGTTTTTCCAATTAATGTTAAAAAGTTTTAGTGTTTAACTACAACTTCAATAACACTGTCGCCTTCTGAATCTGCTAAGGCTTTACCAATAACTTCACCAATTCCGGCGCCGTTATCTGCTTTTGCCTTACCGTTTCCAGCGGATACCATTAAGTCACCTTTCTTAATAGAACCTTGTACCTTACAAGGTACACGTCCTGCTAAGGCCACCATTGCTGTGTGGTCTGCTTCTAGATCATCGTTCATGCTATAGGCAGGATTTGTACTTATAATACCTGCTATTGCTTTACAATTCTCTGAACCGCAAATTGTAACTTCTTTGTCACCGCCAAACATCATGACAGTACCTTCGTCGTAGTCTGCATCTGCTTCGTATTTCTCTGCCAAGTCAGCATATTGTGCCGATGTTGATACACCGTATACGGTTGCAAATCTGTTACCAGTTTGCCCAATATCACCTGCACCGTTTGTACCTGACTTAACGATTGCTGAAAATGTACTACTTGCTGGAGTAGAACCATCTGAAGCAAAAGTTTGCATAACACCACCTGATTCTTTCAACTGAACTGCACCCAAGTGTAATGTACCTGAGGATAGATATAAGTCTCTGAACTTCTTTGAAGAAGAACCTAAGTCGTCAGCCTCGTTTACAGTTGGAACAATTGAACCTTTGGAATCAATTGTGGAAGAACCCATCTCAATAGTAACTGATGAGTCACCGTTGGCTAAACCTGTAACAGTGGATGAAGTTGTTAACTGTCTAACTTCAATCTTATCACCAGATGCTGGAGCCTCAGTAAACGTTAGTGTTGTACCTGATACCGCATAAGCAGTAGTTGGTAATTGAACCACACCGTTTATAGATACGATACATGAAGCAGTTGTTTGAGTACTACCTAATGTAAATCCAGTTTCTGAACCGTCACCGTCAAAAGTTTCACCTGCGATAACTGTGAATTCAGCAGTCAATGATTTAAACTGTGTTTCAGTTACGTCATAGTACTCAATACCATCGTTTGATGAGTTATATCTGATCATACCTGCTACACCAGATGCTGGTCTTTGTGCTGTTGTACCTGCTGGTATCATCATTGAGTCTGTGGCACTAACTTTGAATGTACAATCTGCTGTTTGTGTTGCTGTACCAATGGACACAGAGTCTGCTCCACCATCTATAACTAACATTCCAGTATTACCGTTTGATTCAACAATAAAGTCAACATCACCTGATGCATCGTTGATAACAACTTTACCATTTGATGAAGTAATATCATCTCCAGATATTGTAATGTTACCACCTGCTACAGATGTTGTACCTGTTATAGTTGCACCTTGTACTGCACCACTGAATGTTGCCGCAACACCTGAAGTAATAGTACCAGCATCATAAGTAGCCGCACCGTCGTTAAATGCGCCTGCTGTTACTGTACCACTAAATGAACCTGTTGTTGCACTTGTGATCGCACCAGAGGCAAGACTTGCTACACCGTCTGTAATTGTTGCACCTTGTACTGTTGCAGTAGCAGTGATGTTTGTGGATGCTGTAATGGCACCAGTTACTGCTAATGTTGATTCATCAAATGTCAACTTGTCTGTACTTTCTAAAGCACCACCGGCTCCAGGAACTAGAACTTGGTTCTCTGTTAAGTCCTCAACAATAGCACTTGCCAATGTTGCTTCACCTGATGTATGAATTGTCGCTGAATCCATAATACCTGCAGTGATTAAGTTACCACCAGTGATGTTACCTGTTACAGAGGCAAGACCTGCTGTGATCAAGTTACCACCTGTGATATTACCTGTTATTACAGCAGTTGTTGTTGCTGTAATGGCACCTGTAACACCTAAAGTAGTTTCGTCAAAAGTTAACTTGTTAGTACTTTCTAATGCACCACCTGAACCTGGAACCAACACTTGGTTTTCAGTTAGGTCTTCAACAATAGCACTCGCCAACGTTGCTTCACCTGATGTGTGTAGTGTTGCTGTGTCAGTTAAACCTGCTGTTGTTAAGTTACCACCAGTGATGTTACCAGTTGCTGTTGCATAACCATCTGAGTTGATGTTCTGTGCAGACAATTCTGTACCATCGTAGTACAAGTTAGTTGCATCAAATGTCATCTCACCTGATGTTGAAAAAGCAATACCAGTGTTGGCGGCATCTGTAATCACAAGTTCGTTACCTGTTGGCAGTGTAACTTTACCAGCACCAGCGGCTACTATTTCTAGGTTACCGTCGGAGTCTGTAGATTCGATTCTTCTACCATCAAGTTTGATGTTGTCAACTGCAATTTCACCAACTACAATCTTGCCATCAGTACCGCCAATAACTTCTCCAGTATTAGTTGCTTCTGACTTAAAGATAAATTCTGATTCTGAAGCGTCCCAACCCATGAATGCTCTTTTCTCTGAACCATCATAGTAGAACATGTCCAAGCCTCTGTCTTTGCCATCGGAAGATCCTAGAGCGGCGTTATCTGCACCTCTACCTAACTGGAAGATTGGATCTTGTAATGTTGATGTTGCTGTGTTAACTGTTGTTGTTGTACCGTTAACAACCAAGTTACCTGTAACTGTTAGTGTGTCACCAATAGTCACGTCATCTGGCATACCAATTGTTAATGTGTCTGTGGCACTCACTGCAACTGTAACTTCGTTGGCTGTACCAGCAATAGTCATTGTATCACCTTGAGCAATCGCTTGTGTTGTTACACCATCACTTAAAGTAAAACCTGATGATAGTAAATCGTCAACATACTTCTTTGTTGCCGCATCCTGATCACCAGTTGGGTTTGTAACGTTAGTAACTTTGTTATCACCCATGTCAATTGTGCTTGATGCATCAACTGTAATTTGTCCAATTGTAGTTGCACCATCAACGTTTAAACCACCAGCAGTTGTGAATGAACCACCTGATATTTGTCCGGAGAACGTTGCCGCTACACCGCCAGTAATTGTACCATCGGATGATATTAATGCACCATCTGTGATAGAACCGGCTGTTACCAAGTTACCACCAGTTACGTTACCTGTTACAGAGGCAAGACCTGCTGTGATCAAGTTACCACCAGTTACGTTACCTGTTATCACTGCTGTTGTGGATGCAGTTAAGGCACCAGTAATTGCTAATGTTGTTTCGTCAAACGTTAAGTTTGATGTAGATTCAACTGCACCTGATGTACCTGATACTACCACTTGGTTGTCAGTTAATGTTTCAACTACTGCTGAAGCCATTGTTGCTAAACCTGAAGTGTGTAATGTTGCAGAGTCTGTTAAACCTGCTGTTGTCAAGTTACCACCTGTGATGTTACCAGTCACTGTTGCTGTTGTGGATGCTGTTATGGCACCTGTTACTGCTAGTGTGGTTTCATCAAAAGTTAGTTTGTTTGTGCTTTCTAAAGCACCACCTGAACCAGGAACCAATATTTGGTTTTCAGTTAAGTCCTCAACGATGGCTGATGCCAATGTTGCTTCACCTGATGTGTGTAATGTTGCTGTGTCTGTTAGACCTGCTGTTGTTAAATTACCACCTGTAATATTACCTGTGATAACGGCTGTAGTTGAACCTGTGATAGCACCTGTTACTGCTAATGTTGAACCGTCAAATGTTAAATTTGTACTGTCTTCCACTGCACCTGATGTACCTGCTAATACAACTCTACCTGATGTTAAGTCAGAGATGATAGCAGAAGCCAAAGTGGATTCACCACTTACACCTAACGCATCATCAACTGTCAATCCACCCATTTGCATGTCTGCATGGTCTGAAACTGTGATAGTCGTTGATGAGTCTGCAGATGATGTAGTTGCAACGATAAATTTATCTTCTGATTCGTCCCAACCGATAAACACGTTTGTGTCATCACCACGTTCACCAATAATACCAATGTCTTTTGCACCTGAACCTGTTTGGTCAGAAGCAAGTAACATGATTGGATCACTAACAGTAGTTGTTGTGGTATCAACTGTTGTAGTTGTACCTGAAACGGTCAAGTTACCTGTGACTGTTAAGTTAGAGCCATAAGATAGGTTGGCGGCTAACTTACCACCAGCAATGGTGGCGTCGGCAACTTTTGCGTTCGTAACAGCACTATCAGTAATCTGATTCTCTTTTATTCTTGTTACGGGCATTTTTTTTGTTTCCTGTAAATTATTTGAAAAAAATTATAAAAGAAAGCAATGTATTCTTTACCTGCTTTCCTTCTACTTGCAAGTAAAAGTAATTTCTTACCTTCGTTAATATTTATTAGAAATCCAAAAAAATTAGGTGGTTGCAAATGCCATAATATATGCACTAAATCGCTATTCTAGGCGTATACAATGCAGATTTTTTTAATTTTTTTTAAAGTAGTCTGACGTCAATTACATCACCAGTTGCTGGTGCTTCTGTGAATGTTAACGTGGTGCCAGATACGGCATATGCTGTGGTTGGAACTTGTACCACACCATTCAACATTACGATTGTAGCCGCTGTGGTTGATGTTCTTGATATAGTAAATCCAGTCTCAGATGAATCACCTGTGAATGAATCTGCGGCAATATCTGAACCTGCTTTGATGTTGGTCCATGCAGACCCATCATATATTTCTAGTTTGGTATTGTCTGAGTTAAATCGTAATTCACCTGTACTTGCTGATCCTGATCTTTGTGCTGTAGTACCTGTGGGTAATACTAACCCTGTGGTTGATGTTATTGTAGTTTTACCTGTGCCGTTAGGAGCAACTGTGATATCTCCATTGGACACAGATACAATTGATTGTCCATTGACATCTAATGATCCGCCCAGTTGAGGAGTGGTATCATCTACCACATCTGACAGTGCTGAGCCACCAGTGGCCACTGTAGTGAACGAGTCGCCTATGGCATATTCTAATGTGCCTGTGGTTGTGTTGATTCTGATCATGCCTGCTTCAATGGTACCAGGTTGTTGTGCTGTTGTGCCTGTGGGCACAAACATAGCATTGGTTCCTGTGATCTTAGTGAAACCTGTACCATTTGGGTCTATACTAATGTTACCATTGGATGCTGATGTAATATCCTGACCGTTGACATCTAATGCTCCGCCTAACTGTGGTGTTGTATCTTCTACCACATTGGACATGTCTCCTGTACCACCACCTGCTCCAAAGGCTCCTGTGTATCTTCCGCCTGATACATATACTGATTTGCCTGTGAATGATATACCATTGGGCAAGTTTGTACCAATAAAATGTACCACACCAGATTGATAATCAAAGAACCATTCGTCGTCATTACCTGAACCTGTGGCAAACACTTGATCGCCACCTGATGCGCCTGCGGCATCTGATGATGTGTGTATGTAAATTTTAACCTGATATGTGGAACCAATTTCAGGTGGTATCCAATCACCTAGTCCTGTTTTCCATGTTCTGTTAGCAGTAGATGTGGCATCAGCAGTTGTTTCATTTGGGTCTGATGTTGGATACACTGTGACCACACCCGATGATGAACCTGGTAACACTGATGGTATTGAACTTGCTTGGTTCCATACTTTGTCACCACGTAACAATAACGGTGAAGTAATCGCTTCGTTTGGCGCCTTCTTGGCGGCATTGGTATCTGTTTTAGTTGCACCAAATCCTAACTTCTTCCAAAGATAGTCAACTTTTTTACTATCAGGGATTGCCATATTATGGTGCTCCTATTGAAACTGCTGACACTGATTCACCTGATGCAAGAGCAATACGCACCAGCACCACATTGCCTGTAGCATTGGTCATATTCTCAGCACCCAGTGTCATTGTTTTAGAACCTGACAATGAGGATCCTGTAGAAAATCTATCGCCTGATGTAAATGCACACCCATTGGATCCATTACCACCGTTGCCTGTGTCTGAACCTGGAACACCAGATCCACCATATGTGATTGTAGCATCTAACCAGCCATTCAACCCTGAGGCTGAATCAATGGCAGTACCTGGTGCGGCAATAAAAATGCCTGACACACCTGAGGATGATGTGATTGATAAATCAAAGTTTGCAACCACTTGCCTTCTGAATGCAAATGTAAAATACTGTGTGCCTGTGTCACCTGATCTATTAGGTCCTACTGGCAAAAATCCTGTAGACAAGTCTGTGGTAAAATGTTGCAATGTACCTTCACGTATGGTTGCTTCTTTAGTACCTTGTACTCCTGGGTCTGATGATTCAGTGTACAATGAGTTGGTGTAAAAGTTTGTGGACCCTGTGTAAGATGGTGTGTCTGTGGTGTCACCACTGAAATCAAATATTCTTACACCATCATCTGTGAATGTACCATTACCCAATGAGTCTGCTACCGGTATTGCTGTTTCCAACAATCCAGTTGCTGATGATGTGTGTACTTGTATTAATGGTGAGTTATATGTACTGTACGATGTTGTACCATTAACATTTTTTGCTCTAATTTTGATCTTACCATTATACAGTCTCATACCTGATGATGAAATTGGCACTGATAATGTTCCAATAGCATATGCTGATGCAGTACCAATGTTGACTGCATATGCTGATGCAGTACCAATGTTGACTTTAGGAACACCGCCATCTAACATGGTTGTTGCACCATCAATGTTAGCATATGTATAATCTTGACTGCTTATTGGTGATCCTGAAGCACTATCTATTTCTACAATGTTGGATTGATTGGTGTATGCCTGTCCAACTAAATTATCAATTTCAATGCCTGCCACTTGCAGTGTAGGTGATCCTGAATTATAGTATGGAATGCCTGATATAAATCTTTTTGTACCTGCTGACGATTCTGTGACTGTACCAATGTTGGATATAGTTGGTGATGCAGTCATATCATCTTTGACCAATGTCACATAGTTGGTGTTGCCTGTGGTTGAATGTGTTAATCTAAGATCTGAAACACCCACACTAAGATCAGCAACAGCAACATCTGATCTAGCAGATACCACTTGATAAAAACCTGTTCTCACAGATGATGACACACTGTGTTGATCCACATTTGATGTGACCACTAACTTACCTGTGGTACCTGTTTCACTTAATGATGTAGTGAATGTTCTTTGCGAACCTGCAACCACGCCATTTAAATCAGCACTCAATGTGCCTGCCAATCCGTCATGAAAGTTTGAAGCAGTGGATGTACTCTTGGTGCCTGATGTGTATCTTCTCACTGTGCTGGTACTTAAATCTTGCTCTGCTGATATTGGATTAGTTGCTGAATTGTCTGTGAATCCTGACGCCAGTCTTGGTGATGTACCTGTGGCACTAGATGACAATGTAATTGACTCTGACGATAATCCAGAAGGTGCGGCTGGCTTAGACTTCATAGTAAATGTTATTGCATTATCCGAATCTGTTTGTGCAGTGATATCTGGCGTACCTGTGGCTGTAAATGCTAAATTGTATGAGCCTGTGCTGACACCTGTGAATGAGTGTGGTAATGTTGCACCAATAGATCCAGGTGAAGAGCCATCTTCAGTTACTGAATCATTTGATGATCCGTCATTCCACGCATACACATATGAATCTGCATTTTGTGTGGTATTGGTCACTGTGACGTTGAATAGTTGTGTGCCATCATATGTGGTTTCATCATACACTGTGAATGCATTATCACCAGATGCATCTGATACTGTGTCTGAAGTTCCTGATATAGATGCTCTTACATCTGGCTCGACATGCACTGTAAAAGTTGATGTTACAAATGGTGATGATGTATGATTGGATAAAATTCTTAAATTACCTGTGTAATCTCTAGCAGTACCGTTGGCTTGATCTGATCCAGATAATGCAAATGTGTGTGATATTGATTGTCCGTGATCACCTGCGGCACTTGAGCCTGCATTTACATTGTTGTTAGATGTGCCGTCACCCCATTGATACTGATATGTGATTCCATATGTGCTTTGCGAACCTACTGTGGTTTCTGTGTTGTTGGTAAATGATACAGGATGTCCAGATGTGGCTGATTCATTAACACCTGAATTATCATCTAATGCCACGGTAGGAGTATGAGTATCATATATCTCAAACACATCTGAAACTGGTCCAACTGGTATCACAGATGGATCTGCTGTGTTGTGTGAATCTAATTTTAATGTTACTGTGCGTTGTACTTCTTGCTCTGTACTTGCGGTAAATGTATGTGCCAACCTTGCTCCTGCTGTACCACCTGCATCACTGTCACTGGTAATTACATCATCTGATGACCCATCTCCCCAAGTCCATGTGAATTGTATGGTTGCTCCGCCAATATTGGTAGTGTTGTTCTGAAAGTATACTGTGGCTTCATCGTCCCAAAATGTAATTGGTGAACCACCTGATGATGCGGCATAGGCCGCCCAGGATACCACAGGATCGGCTGTGAATATAATAATGTAATCTGTTCTAGTGGACGTTGCTGAAGATCCTGTTCCAGATCCTGATGTGTTTCTTACTGTAACAGTAACTGAAAACGGTGAGCCTGAATTTGTTGCATATGTGTGTGATGGTGTAAAGTCTGTGATATCTGTATCTGTGTTACCATCTCCCCAATTCACTGTTATTCTATCAGCAGTACCCACTATGGTAGTTGTGAGTGTAACTGATAATCCTGCGCCGCCCACTGTTTGATCAGCCACAAATGTCACTGATTTTACAAATGTATTGTTTCTAATATTTTCTGTGACTTCGTTTAAGTCATCAATGGCGTCTGTGACGGTACGTGCCGATGTCCAACCTTGATATGCACCGTCTGTGGTCAATGACCCATCTGCGGCTTCGCCTAATGTAACCAAGTTACCTACCACGTTACCTGATGAATCTGTACCACCGCCTGACCCTACTTTGGTATCTACATATAACTTTGTGGCGGCATCTTGATTCTGTGTAGGATCAACTACATTGTTGATTGTGTTTGTGCTGGCATCAATGTTACCTGTACCATGTGGATTAAACACCACATGACTATTGGATTGTGTAACTAATGTGATATTGCCGGCTATTGATGTGATTGTGTTGTTGTTGACGTTGACATTGGCTAATAATGTATCACCAACAACTGCTAGTGTGTTGCCTGGTGATGCTGTGCCTATACCAACATTGCCCGTAGTGTAACCTATGCTTAATGTATTAGTATTGAAATTGAGATCATCATCTCTTTCAATATTGGGTTTAATCATTCTGCCAGATATTCTAGCAATAGCCATAGTGCTCTCCTGTTACGGGCGATAGTGCCTCCAACCTAAATTCAATCGCTGGTTGACCGCGGTTTGTTATACATTATTTATCTGATTGTTTAAGTGACGTCTGTGGAATATAAGTCATGCAC